TCTTCGAGATCTATGTCAATCTCATCACCTACTTCTACATTATTTTCAGCAAACCATCCACGATTTACTTCTATTGCACAGAGAATTTCTCCATCAGATTCAACTAAAGTTTCATCATTTGGTTCCAACTGCTTAATGCTTTCGATTATACCATCCGCCCTAATGAAGGCAATATCAAGAGGAATCATGGTATCTCTCATATGGAAAGATTGTTGAGAAACTTCCTCAAATACGAAAAGCATTCCACTGTTC